ATCTCAAAGTTAGTCATCAGCCTCACCTTCTTCCTCAACGAAACTGTCCTCAGGTTCGTCAGCTGACATATAGATGTGTTCGGCATAGTCCACCTCAGGAAGCCCCGTTGCGATGCTCGTCAGAAGTGACAATATACCGCTCAGAAGCGATGCGGATATGACCACCTTCCACTGGACATCCGACAGCACGGCTGCCGTGCCAATCATAGCGACGGCTGTCTGTGCTATAGTACGCAAGGCACGAATCAGTGATGCCTTAATAAAATTATTCATTATTTACCCCTCCCGCTGACCACGATACAAGTCAGCATCATGCCGACAAAAGAGCCGACGAAAAATGTGATGATGTAGAGCATGTCGCTCCTTTCTGTTATGCTGGCAATTCGTAAAACAGAGTGCAGACGATGGATGTTACAGTTACTGCGTAATTCCTCGGATTAACGAGCCTGACATATATTGCACTTGTCGATGTTGTCTGCACATTTGAGCCGTAACAAGCAGAACCCGTTGCCCAATTAAACGCAACACCGATAAGTTTGCCACCGCCAATCTGCGACGATACATCTATGTTCCACTCTGCTTCACCGCCATTCCCATTAATTGCCGTTGACGGTACTGTTAAGCCCGCTTGTTTTACATACACTCTTGGATTCCTTTTTATAACTGATGTCGCCATAGTTTATGGCGTTAGGTTTATCTGTAGAGTACAAGCACATCGCATGTATATGTCTTATTCGGAAGTCCGAATACATACACATTGGCACCGCTAACATCCATGAGTGCCCTATCGAGTCCACTATTTGCTGTGGCACGAATAGGAATAACTGCAAGGATTTCATGACCGCTAAAGTCGGATGCCACATCCTTTGAAGCTAATCCTAGGTTGGTGGATGTGCTAGGAGCGTATCTGACAGTTGCGTTTCCCGTAGTCAGATTGAATGTTAAGGTTCTGTTGCGTACCCCGTTCTTGATAATTGATGTCATACCGCTCTCGGTACGGCTGTGCTGTTAGATAAAATACTTAATCGTAAGCGTTGATGTCCCCGTTACGGCAGACCCGGTCCAATCAGTTAACTGCACCCACCATTCGCCGTTATTCGGGTTCTTCCCGAACTTTGCAAATGCCGTTTTGTTAAAAGTTGTAATCTCTAACGGAATCGCATCTGTCGGAATGTATGCGCCTAAATTTATGCTCGAATCAAGTGTCAACGATGGAGTAGTTACTGTTTTTACTCTACTCCGCAACGTACTAACAGCCATAGGAGTCACCTCCTATCAGCCTATACCTCTGACCTCCTTTCGGAAGTCTCGGAGACAAACCTAACGCTTGCCTCCCTTCTCTGTATGATTTCCGAGTACCGCAGTACCCCCCCCCGAAGTTTACGATAATTCTGTTCATGTTATGCCTCCTATCTTGACTTTGCGAGATATAACGTCAGCGTTGTCGAACCGCTAATCGAGCCACTTACTGTCGCACTGCCATCCGCAGTGGTTACTGTCCAATCTCCTGTTTGTGCTGATGGATTGGATAGCACAGATTGAACCACCACCTGCGTTGCTGAAATATCCGCATTGGTTATATCCAGCGGTAATACCGAAAACGATTCTGATGTAACAACTAGAACCTTGAACGTCTCAGCCTCTGCATCCACCAGCGGAGGCACATAATCGTTTATGAATGTGTTAAGAACATCCGGAGCGATTACCCTAGGATCCGTTACAGTCCCTGCTTCGGCTTCGGCAACAGTCATCTGAGTTGTTATTCCCAGATTGTTCGCGTCGACCTTCATGGTTTCGGTTCCATCGTCGATAGCAAGATAATCACCTGTTCCGGGCGATCCCACAAAAGAATTTAATTCGTGTATCTGCATCTTGTCCCTCCTTAGTCAGAGAGTTTGTTCTCGATGATATAGTTTCTGATGCTTGTGATTTTCCCTTTCAGCGCAGAGTCAACAGCAAAGAAACTGCCCTTGTTGTTACCTGAGATCATATCGCCTGTGTCAGCGTCGATTTCGTCATAAGTGTAAGTTACCCTGTCTCCACCGTTTACGTTCAGTACAGCGAATGATGCAAGCTGCTTAATAGTTGCCATAAAGTAATTCCTCCTGTTCGGTTATAAAAGAATCAAGTAGTGAGTCAGCATCTGACGTTCGAGCATATTCATCTAGTCCATTATCAGGCTGTTCGAGACGTATCATGTCGTAATCTCTCTGCTTTGCTTTCAATTCCCAAGCGACCTTTAAGTTCGGAGTTCCTTTGATCACAAAGTAGCGTTTCTGTTTGTCTGCTACCCAACAATCGCCCTCGCCCTCTTTCTGCAAGAACACTTGGTACTCCTGTCGGAGTTCGATGGTTTCCGAGAAGATATCGTCAATGTCGACATAGCAGATGCCGTCTGCGTCGAGCTGGGCCTCACCGATATCTCCGAAGAGTGGAGTCGGTGTTTCGTAACAGTAATTAAGTCGCTCTCCGTAGCTTTTGGTCTTGATTAAACGAGGCTTTGTGCCTGATACCGATAGGTTTCCTCTAATCTCCACCGCACGGTTTATGGTAATCGGGTAACTTTCTGAAGGGTCTCCTAAATAAACTGAAACTCCGTTGGTGTCGTTAAAAGATACGGCTGGATTGCCATTTAACGTAACGATGTCAAAACGATAGAACTCTTCGAGGTCATCAATCGTTGACCCTTTCATGAACTTAAGTCCTCGGTACGGAACCAGCTCTATACCACGAACCTCCGAGCCGGAATCGTACGCCAACGAAATGAATGGGTCTGAATCAATAGTCAGATACGAACCGTCGTACGCCGATGAGATGCTGGTGCTGTCGATAGTAAATCCCCCAATTTCTCCCTTTTCGGTAATCAGCTTTCCGCTTCCTAGGTTCCAGCTGTTATTGCCGTCTACATCGCTTATAATTCCCGCTTTTATCAGATTCGCATTGATGGTACCCGTCGTTATCATCGACGCATTGATTTTGCCGTCAGCCGTTAATGCAATGTCCGAGAACGGCCCCTGATATCCATTTGAACTGTGACCGAGTCCGCCCTTGTTGAATCGCCATACGTTGACAGCCGTGTCGGTACTCGGTGAGTCCATGATCAGGATCTCTTCCGGGTAACCCTTAGGCCCCGGAGTCATGACCACGTAACCGCCTAATCCGCCTCGGATCAAGTCCGTAGCGTACTCGATAGCCTCATCCATCATCGATGTGGTTGGAACATCCTCCATGATGCTCGACTTGATCGCCTGTCCGAGTGATGTCCTGATGTCTCCAAGCTCGATCGAATCGTATCGGTCAAGAAGCACGTTGTATGTTACCTTTACGACTTTCTGCTTTACCTTGTTGATTCCGACCTGCGGATAGTAAACCGATACTGTATCGCAAAGACTTACCCGCTGGAGAGCTGCGTAATCGGCAAACTCTTCCGTCTGTGCAAGCTGGATAAAGTCGACTTCCAAGTTCTCACTTGGCTCCCATCCTTTGCTGGAATTGAATCGAGAGATCGCTGCGTTCCTCAGCTGGGTGACCGTCGGCTCTTCTTCGAACGCATCGGAGAGATCCATCGGTGCAGCGTCGACCATCGTGTAAGCGACCTCGATCGGTTCGTAATTCTCCGTTCTGATAATGACGAGATTGTGGTCGGTCAGGTATGCGATCTGAGGCTCGACACCCTCGAAGATGATCATCTTCTCCGGCAACGAAACGAATTGACCCTCGGCGTTAGTCCAAAACGGCACAACAGCGTTGTATGTTCCGCTGTGGTCGATGTCTTCACTCAGCCCCGTCAGATTCTTTGAGTAACGAATCTCAACATCGGAGTCCTGTCCACGATGCGCGTACAGCTTGACCTCGAATCGGTCAAATTCGTATTCACCGGAACCATAGACATCAAGGATGGAATTCTCCTCACCACCGAGCATATTCCGAGCATTCCGAGGAACGTCATTTTCAAAATTCGCCACAGTGGTTTTATCTGTCCGAAATGTAAACGGATTAGCATTGACTGAGTACGCGCTGATGTTTTGAAGTGCTTCCGCAACCGAACTGGCTGCGAATGGCATTACAACAACATCACTCAAGCGATAACTGATATGGTGAGCGCTGAACGTTACCATGCCATTCAGATCAGGAACCGATCGAGCGTAGATCACAAACGGCTGGATGTCGTGCCTGTCATCATGTGTGCAGGCCACGATCCTGCCGATCTGTATCTCATCGAAGTGGGCTCCCGATATCGGATAATCAAACTCGCATTCATAGATTCCGTTTCTTTCTTCGGTAACAACACAACGAGTGCAATCCGTTAACCGGCCCAAGCCGTTCGTTATGAATCGCCTCTCGTCTGCTGTGTATAGAATTGGTATCATGCTATATCCTCCACCAGCGTGGTGTTATGACAACCCGCGAGATTCCCGTCCCAAGCGTTACCACATTGGATCCGGCGGAGAGCACCGGAAATGATTCTCCGGCGTTCTGTATGTAGTCGTTACGGCTCAGCTTACCCGCTCCGACGATTTCCCATGCCTCCTGTGTCTCGCAGTCTATGTATATGACCTGTGTTGTCGGTGCAGATCCCGCAGCAATGGTCAGCGTCTGACTTCCCAGCGTCAGCGTTCCTGCACCCGTTACAACGAGCAACGGCCTTGCATCGAACAAAGTCGGATTCGTGATGGATCCGCTCGCGTTGAATGTCTGTGCCGTTTCACCACTCACTAGCCACCTCTGTGGCTTGCAGTCGAATATGATGTCAAACTCCGCTGCCGTACCATAACCGACCGGACCGGCATCCAGCCCCGCTTTGTACATTCCCATGCGGAATTCGTTAGGGTTGTATGTGTCCGTCAGTCTCTTGTAGGTGTATCTCGATGCGAGTATGTTTCGGAACGTTCCGATCTTGTCCGCAAAGTCGCTCTGGCTGTCTGCAAAGCAACCAGCCGGATAAGTGACCTCGATATTCTCGAAGCGTCCCTGATCAATGGCAATCGCTCCATTTCTCCCTGGGACTGTGATCATCTCGACCGTCCGCTCAGGAGCATTGAAGGCAGCCTCACCAGTGATGTAAATACCCATATCAAGACTGTTATTTCCATCAAATGTAAATGAATTAAATACCGCCATATGCCCTTGTCCTCTGTTTCTGCAGCTGTACCAGCTTCTGCTCCACCTTTACCGCGAGAGAATTTACATCCATCCCCTGAGGAGCGTAAACATTTATAGTGACACCGTTCATGCCGTCGAGACGCTTCCACAGCTCATCGAGTGGAAGAATAGCCTCTGCACTGCTTCCCTCGCCTACAAGATGGTTGAACCCGTTGACGCTTGTCAGGAGAGTCGGCTGTGTGAAAATACCACCTGTTGCATGCTTACTCTTCTTGCTCGTTTTCTTCTTGGAAGTTTTCTTCTTGCTCGTTTTCTTCTTGGAGCTTGAGCTTCCACTGGACCCAACATCAACATTACCTGTAAAGATGGACCCTAAATTGATCGGGAACCAGCTCCGCACAGTATCGATAATGCTGAGAATCTTGTCCTTTGCCCACTTGAATGGTGCAACGATGGCATCCCTGGTCGCCTCCCAAGCGTTTATAGTGGCATTCTTGACAGCGTTCCAAGCATACCTAATGTTTTCATACAGATTGAGAGCTGTGGCCTTTATCTTGTCCCAGTTCTTGTAAAGAAAAACTCCGGCAGCGACCACTGC